AAAGAGACTATATACGCAAGAAAAACTATATTAAAAGAAGTAGAAACTAAAGAAGCCCAAGGTTTTCAAGAAAATAATCATATACAAGGAGCTACTTCTAGTTCTGTTAAATTAGGATTATATTATAAAGATGAATTAGTTTCATTAATGACTTTCGGCAAAAGCCGATTTAATAAAAAGTATGAATGGGAATTAGTAAGATTTGTAAATAAAAAAAACACAAAAATAATTGGAGGAGCATCAAAACTTTTTAAGAATTTTATAAGATTAAAAGTTCCAACTAATATAATAAGTTATTCAGATGAACGTTTATTTGATGGTAATTTATATGAAATATTAGGTTTTAATTATTCTCATACGACAGTGCCACAATACTATTATACAAAACAAAATAAAAGATTCAATAGAATGAAATTTCAAAAGAAAAAATTAAAAGAAAGATTATTAAACTTTAATGAAAACTTAACAGAAAAAGAAAATATGAAATTAAATGGATATAATAGAATATATGATTGCGGACAGAAGGTTTGGATTTATAGTTGTAAAGATAATTATAAATAGATTATAAGGAACATATAATGACACTAAACGAACTTAATGAAAGTTATGATGAATATGTATTAACAGAAGAATATTATCTTGAAGAAGGGCTTAAATTCTTTAAAAAAAGTAAAAGGCTTAAAAAATACGCTAATAAAATAAATAAAAAAATCGCTAAAAAAGAAGGAAAGAAAAGAATTTCTCCTGCACAACTTAATACGCTTAAAACTTTAAGTAAAAATCTAACAGATTTATCTGATAAGTATGCTGTGATTGAAAATGATTTTGCTTCTGGTAACACTGATAAGAAAATATCAAAAACAAAACTAAAAGAAGTTGATAGAGCTAATAAGAAAATTCTAGCTAAACTTAAAAGCAAAGAAGTAGCAGGAACTTTTAAAGCAATTGGATTAGGGGCTTTAGTTATTGGACTTGGAGTTGTATTATTTCAAATTGGACTATCTCCTCAAATGAAATCTGTTTTAGTTAAAGGATTTCAAAACGCTTCTGAAAAAGCAGAAGCTATAAAAGATGCAGCAGCAGCATCTTTAAAAACTTCTGCATCAAAAATATCTAATTTTAAAGATAGTATAGGAGCAGCTGATGCAGTTGAAGCACCTAGTGCTTCTTCAATAGCTAGTGGAAGTTCAGATGTTTCTGGATTAGCAAATGCAGAAGCTGGAAGTAAGGCAAAAAGATTAGAAGCAATAAAAACTTCTTCTAAATTAAGAAGATTAGAATTAGCAACAGATGGTGGTGAACTAGCAAGAAGAGAAGTAAAAAATGCAGAAATAGCTAATTTAAATTATGCATCTATGAGAAGAACAAAAAACTTAAATGATATAAATGATTTAAGAGCAACAGCAAGAAGAGCAGGAGTAGCTAATTTAAGTTATGCAGCTATGAGAAGAGCAAAAAAAAATAAATAATTCACATAAATAAATTTATTGTTCAGAAAAAAAAATAAAATTAATCTTCATATTCCAACCATAAATCACGAAAGCTCGCAGCATATTTTTTTATATGTTTTGCGAGCTTTCTGTTATTAGAAATATCTTCTTCATCTTCTTTAAGAAGAGCCTCTAAAAGAAATATTTGAATTTTATTAAATAGGATTGATTGTTTCACTTGTTTTATTTCCATTATCTATTTCCTGAATGTTAGCTTTATGCTTTGTGATTAAATCACAAGAAATATTAATAACGTTTTCAAAACTTCCATCTAAAGTTTTATATACTTCATATTTACTTTTACTATTATCTAATTGATCAATATTATCTAATGTAATAGTTCCAGTTGTGTTTAAAGTTTTCTTAAAAAAAGCAATCTTCCATATATCTTGAAATGAATCTTCTATATTTTCTTCTATTAACATAAAAGCTACATCGTAATGATCTGGAATATATCCCATTTGAAAAGTAGGATATTCTTTTTTAAGAAGTTTTATTACTTCACCGTTCTGGTAATAATCTAATTTATCAGAATCTATTTTAGATGTATAAAATTTTGGTGTTTCTGTTTTAAACATTATTCTCTCCTTTACCTTTACTAAATACCTTCTGTTCTAAATCCATATTATCTCCTATAAAGTAAAATCAGAAACTATTTTTACTTCTTTATTTTTATTTGCTCCATCAATCTTTCTCTTAATTATATCATTTAATACTTTTTTTGTCAAGCTTTCACCTGAGAATTTATAAATATTTATATCATCACAAATTCCTTTAAGAATAGCATATGATATATTAGCAGAAAGATATTCTAAATGATCGGCCATTTCAATAAAAAATTTTTCTTCTTCTGGAATATAAGCTTTAAAAAATTCTAAATAATCTTTTTTATTAGGTAGTTTAAAATCAAAAACTCTATCAATTCTTCCTGGCCTAATAAAAGCACTATCAAATACATTAATATTATTTGTTGTAAATATAGAAACAACATCATTAATCTCTTCAATTCCTTCAAGAGTATTAAGAACTTTTCCAAGTATTTGATTAGGTGTATTATTTGTTTCTTTTCTTTCCATGAGAGCAGCATCAAAATCTTCAAATACAAAAATCTTTTTACCAGCCGTATAGTATTCATCAACATCTTCCATAAACTGTTTTACATCTTTAAATTGACGATAAGTAATACCATTTTTTTCTGCTTGATTCCTTAGCCATTGGAGGGTAAGTGTATTATGAGATATTATTTCATCTGTATAAAAGCATCTTACTTCTTCTACTTCTAAATCATACATTTGACTTTCTTTACCGTTAAAATAACATTTTGTTATTTTTTTCCATCCACTTTTTGTATTTATTTCATCGCCTTCTTTAAGATCTTTTAAAAAACTCCATTTTAAATTATTTTTATCATCTAAAACTCCATTCCTTGTTTCAACTCTATGAAAATCAGCAAAAATTGATTTATTTTTATTATCTAATTCTACTACCCATTCAGGGTTTAATTGCGTTTTTAACATTGCTTTTACTTTTTTGTATCCAAATGGTGTTTCAACTTCTAAATCAATAGAAGGAATACTTGTTCCCGGTTCATCGTCTACATTATATAATTGAAATAATTCTTTTGCTGTCATTTCTATTTCATACATTTATTTTCTCCTCATATGGATTATATTTTATTTCTAATTTTTCCTTATATTTATTTTTCATATTTTTTAAAAATGTTTTAGGGTTTTGTCTTTGTCCTACGTCTGTTATCATTTTATAATTATTATATATTAATTTTGCTGCTTCTTTTTTACACTTTATTTTTTCTTTATTCCAAAACATTCCTTTAATTTCAATAATTTCACTTTCATTAATAATAAAATCAGGAAAATAATGATGTGGTTCTCCTTTAAATTCATAATAAATAGGTTCTAAATCATATCTTTTAATTGATATATTGTTTTCAATACAATCAATAATATATTTTAATTCCCAAGTTCCTTGAAAAGCTATATGGTTAAACAAACCATTAGAACTTTTTCCAAACATACCATTTTCTTCCATAGTTTTAACCATTTGAATCTTACTTTCAACACTATGATGCTTTCCGTAGAATGGATGTAACTCACCAAATCTTCCTGTTGCTGGCATCATTTCACATGCTTCTTCTAAAGTATCTAAATTAAATCTTTCCATAACACTTTCATACGACATATTATTTTTTTTACCAGAAAAATTTTCAGTTGCTTTTTTTCTCATTTCAGCTGCTACTTCTTCGCCAAAACTTTCTTCCCAAGTTTGTCCAGTTAAAGATTTATTTCTTTTTATTGTCCGTTGAATATATTTATCATATTCTTCTTGAGAATATCCTCTATCAAGTAATGAAACTCCTTTACTAGCTTCCCAAGCACATTTTTTAGAACAATATTTTTGTTCTTTTTTTGCTTTCTCTGTTGAAACTGAATATTCAGTTTTACAATTTTCACAAACTTTAATTAATACTTCATTTCTTCTATGACTAGCCATAAGTTCACTAGTACATTCTTGAGAACAACATTTCTTAGTAGGTATTCCTAAAAATGTTTTTCCACATATTTCACAGATTCTTTCTCTTTTCTTGTAAGGCATCATAATCCTCCTTTGAATTAAACCTTACATTTACCTTTGCATCACGAAAAATACATTTACCGCATCCTGGAGGTGATTGAAATATTATTCCCCTTTTAAGTTTAATAAATTTAGTTCTGCAGTATTCTCTAAAATCTTCATTCATTAAAAATTTAATAGTTTCTTGTTCTATCTCATCAAAATTAATATTAATGACAGGATAATCATTATTAAATTTAAAATTCTTTTTAGATTCTCTATCTTTAAGCATTTTAAGAATTGCTTCCATTTCATCAGTTTTACCAATTAAAAAATCATATGCTCTTTCGTGAGTAAAAGGAGTAACTACTTTAATGAACTTATATTTATCCATTTTACAATAATTAAAATCAGAAATTGATTCTGTTCCTTTTTCTTTAATACTATAATCTTGAAGTATTTTAACTTCAAAATTTCCATAACGAAGGATATTTCTTTCTTCTTTTTTAATTTCATCTACTAAACTATCACTATCAGCGAAAAAGCTAACAGTTAATTTTTTTTCTTTTCCAAAATATTTTTCAATTTCTTTGCTATAGGTGTCCATTACAAAATTAAGTGCATCCATTAATATAACTCCTCTTTTATTTCTTCATTATATATTACCATACCATCTTGAAATGATGTTTTTAAGATAGTAGTATTTGTTTTTTGTGATCTATTATTTATAAGATAGTTTGCTTTTGTATCTAATGATTTTTCATAAGGAAAACTGTCATTTATAATATCCATATTTGTTCCAAGCCATCTCTTCATAAAACTAGTATAATCTTTATGGTTTACTTCTTTATGAAATATTTTAATACTTTTCATTTTATCCTCAGTTTTTTTTGAGTTTTAAATCTTTTTGTTTTATTAAATATATTACATCCATCTTCATTTTGTCTTGATGTAATAACATCGCCCCAATAACTTCCCTTTATTGAATGTCTTTTTTTAATTATATCTTTTTCGTCAAAAAGTATTTTTCTATATTCTTGACTAGTTATAATATATGCCATTATTTATATAAAATCCTATTAATCCCTTTTTCTATATCTCTTTCATCTCTTGTAAGAAACATAACACTTTTTTTATCTTCTTTGTAAAACTTTAAATCTTCTTCTCTAAATTTATAATAAAAATATCCATCAGTAAGAACTAACAAATAAGGTAATTTAGTTTTATCCGGAATATAAATTTTTTCTTTAGGATTAAGTGTCATTACCATACTATTATATTTAGTTTCAGTTCTATTTTCTAACCAAGAAAATATTCTTCGTGGATTAGTTCCACCTCCACCTCTAAGCTCATAATTCTTCCAACCACCAACTTTATATTCTTCTATATCATTTGATGCAACATAACTATCCCACATCAAAGTATAAACTTTACCAGTAGAACTAAATTCCATTTCTTTTGCAATAGCATCAATTTCAGTAAAAAATCTTTCTTTATCATAATCATCATAAAAACAAGAACCACTTGTATCAATAGCAACAATAACATAATTCTGTTGTTTAGTAAATGTTTTTAATTTATGTTTTCCTAACATTCCATATCTACTTCTTGGATTAAGAAGATGAGTAATATAACTTTGTTTAGTGCCTTTGACAGTTCCTCTGTCTGATAAATATATATTTAATCCTTGTTTGAACTCTTTCTTCCAATTAACATCAGATTTTAATAAATTATTAATTGCTGCTATTAACGAATTTCCTTTTGTAATCCCTGCTGCTTTTTGAGCAGCTTTTAATGCTTCGTTTTTTTCAATCATATCAGTTGCTTGCTTAACAAGATTTTCAGTAAATACTCTTTGAGGAATTAATTCATCATTATTTTCTTCATTTTGATCCATTATATCTGGATCGTTATATCCATGAAGTTCATAATCCCAATCTTGTTTAACTCCAGTACTAAAAGATTGTCTTCCACCTGCCATAACAACAGGTAATAAATTATCTATTGGCTGGTCAGAGTAACTACCTTTTGGCCCTATTCCTCTATTAAAATTTGCATATAATTCTTCAATTGTTGGATAAGAGACAACTGAAAGAATATCTTCTTTACTCTCATAAGAAACTTTAGCATATTCGCCACTATCAATTATTTTACAAAATTCATTCTTCTTTAAAAACTCTTTTTTATCATTAACTTGATTTTGTTGATACCAATTATATAACCTTGGAGTAGTATAAGCATCTTTTTTAAGAATACTATAATCATTCTTAAACTCATCAGGTATAAGAAAACCTTTTCCTTCTGTTGGCATTCTAGGAGTTAATCCCAAAAAATTCATTTCCTGTATTTCAGTATTTATTATTGCATCTTCTGCTATATTTCTTAAATTACCGTCTGTAAGATTTTGATGAAGTGATAAATGGTGTTTGAAGATATGTTGAGCTTCGTGTACCAATACAAAATATAATTCTTCTAATGGAAGATCCAAAAACCTTTGAGTATAATAAAAATTAACTCTATTGTTTTTGTAATTTACGCCAGCAAATCCTTTTCCTATTAGCTCTTCATTCTGTATAAAATCGGAATTGATTATGAACAGATAAATGAGTGGTTCTTTGTCCATCAAATAAAATGATAATTTAGAAATAATTTCTGGTCGTGTCATTAATTTCCCCGTTGTAATTCATTCTATATTTTCTCCTGTAAAAAAGATTTGGAAAAGATTATTTATTTTCTTCCCCTGCTTTTAAAAAATTTTTAAAAAATTTAAAATCCATATGTAATCTCTGAGAAGAATTTACTGAATCTTTTTTATGGTATTCCACCATAACTCCGTGATTAGGTTGGTAGGGAATTAATCTAACAAAATCTTTCGAAGACTCATCAACTATATCTAAATAATCTCCTTTTCTAAACACAGAAACAAATTTCCCTTTTCCTAATTTAGCAAACATGGAACTATCAATATCTATAAAAATATTATATTTTATTTTTAGCCATAGTTTTTTTAATTTTCTATTTGTCTTTATTTTTAACCATATTTTTTTTATCATTATTTTCCCTATATATAATTATAACAAATTATTCTTTTTTTGTCAATCTTTTTGAAGCAAATCTAAAGCTGCTATTATTCGTTTAATACTAATTTTCTCTCCAATCTTTTCTTGCAATTTCCAATTCAATTCAGTCATTTCATCAAAGATTTCCATAGTCCAAACTAAATCAGTTATTTTGTGAAGTATTCTACTTATTGCTTTGGCAAATTCTCTTGTTTCAAATTGAGCATGTTTATGTAATCTCAATTCAAGAAAATGAAGTAAATTTCTTAAATCAGCAGTAAAATATAATTCTGTATATGTAGAAGAAGGAAGAACTATTCTTGCCATTTCTTTTGCTACATCATTATCAATTAAACCTTCATAAGTATGAAACACATCTGTCATTAATGTATCATAAGCTTCATTAAAATTTTCATTATCTTCTTTATTAAATATTTCACCACTTCCTTGATGATTTGTTATTCCTTGCTTTCTCCAATTTTTTGGAATATAATATTCTTCATCTATTTGACTGTATCTTTGTGAAATCATATTAAATGAAAAAGTTCTATGACGTAATAAATGAGTCGCTACAAAATTAGGAACTCTTACATGAAATGTTAATACAACCATTTCAAAAGGAGAAAAATGCTGATTTTTATATAAATATCTAATCAAACCTCTATCCTCTTTATCTCCTTTAGAGGCAATTCCGCCAGTTGAGACACGAGCGGATTGGAGAATACGATAATCATCTCCTAATTTATCAATTAATTCAACGCAACCATGATCTAAAAAAATTTCTTTCATTTTTCTCCCTCATTATATTTTTCTAAAAAAGTATCTAATAAAGTAGGAAAGGTTAGAGGATTTTGGGACTTAATCTTATAATATTCCCTCATTTTACTTCCTTTATATTTCTCCATATTCAATTTTTATATTTTCTTCTTTTATAGCTTCATCAACTTTTCTATTTAATTCTTCTTGATCTAAATCTATTTCAAAAATCTTTCTATTTAACCATAATTTAAACTGGCTATTATTAGTTAAACTTTTAAAAGCTTCTTTTTGATTGGCTATTTGTGTTCTATTAGATTGACCAGTTCCAATAACACCAGAATCTCTATGCTTAATCCTACAACAATTTTGATGTTTATTTCTATATTGGCCTCCTCCCCCTGTACCAGAAAACCAAGTTATAGTAAAATCTTTTTTAGTAATTGAAAATAGTAATTCTTTCATTTTATTCCTCTACAATTATTTCATTGCAAAATTCTTTTTGAAGTTCTAAATACTTTTCATACCTTTCTTTTTTAAGAAGTTCTTCTTTTTTCTCAGCTTCTTTATCTCTATTCATTTTGTCTCTTTTAAGTTTTTCAGCTTGTTGATGAAATTCATCAAAAAATTGTTTACGTCCTAAATCATCTAAGAATAATCGTTCTACAGGAAATATTTCTTGAAAACTATCTGAATAGCATCCATCATTACTAAATCCATTAAACCACATTTCATCTTCTTCAATACACTCAAAATCTAAATATTCTAATCCTTGTATAGCTTGAATGTTATCATTATACCAATGTAAATAATCCATTGCTGAATCTTCTAAGTCTTTTTGCAACTGTTTATATAATTCATAATTTTCTTTAGTCATCTACATTCCCCCAATCTATATTCTTCCCAACTTTTTAATGTAGCGTTCTTAGCTTCTTCTGCACTAATCATTTATACTTCCTTTTGTATACCTATTTTGGTTTAAAATCTAAACAATTTATAACTACCTGTAAGCTCACTCATTTGTATTCTCCCAGTATTCAATTGAATCATCAGATAATATTTCTACTTCACATTTATATGCTTTATTAGATTTTGCTACACATAAGAATTTTGTTGGTTTTCTATCATAACACGTTATTTTTACAGGTTGAGAATAGATTGTATTTTCATATTCTCTTTTTAATTATTTTTTCATCATTTGTAAATTATGTGTTGCCCATTCTATAATACCATCATGTTGAATTTTTGATTTTATAAATAAACTGACACTTGGAATTAATTCTGTTCCATTAGTATTATAAAATTGTCCATACTCTATTTTATCTTCTAAATATCCTTTTAAAAATTTAAAACTAATATCAAGACGTTGTAAACCAACATCTCCATTTTCTCTATAATATTGTTCAAGGTTTTTTTGATCTCCTTTTGTTATTGAATAATTTGCATTATTAATCCAACCTGATTGAATATGGTGTTTTATATTAGGATCTATATTTTTACATAATTCCCTATAAGATTTTTGAAAAGTTTTAATCACTTTATCAAATTTGTTTATTGGAAGTTTTTTTAAAGATTTTTTTTGTTTATAATCTCCTTTCTTAATAGGTTGATATTGAAGCAATTGATATGTATTATGCTTTTTATTATCAATTACTTGTGTTGACCAATCTAATAAAAAATTCTCCTTTAATTTTTTTTTCAATAAATCAATATTCCTAATACTACAACCCATATCTTTTGCTAATGTTTCTCTGGAAGGAAAAGCTGTAACTTTATCTCTTGCATAACTTAATAAGATTAAATATAGACGCATTGATGAATTATCAATGCGTCTATTTATTAGTAGAGACCTTTCAATTGGAACCTTCCAGTCAATTTTTTTATAAACAAAATCATCTGGCATATCTTATCAGCAGATTATACTGCCTCCTGTTTCTTGTTTTGAATATCAAACAATTCTTGATCACTTGTATAATAAAAGCTTTGATAAGAATTTTTATATCTATCATTAATATTATATAACATTTCACCAAGCTCTTTTGCAGGATTGGATTTTATTGCATTAAGTTCATAAATAAATACAGTTAAATCTTCTGCTGGAATATCTGTATCTGTAATGAAAGTTGAAATATTAAGCCCAGGAAGCTTTACTCCATTTTCACCTTCCCAAGTATCAATTTCCTTAATTGAGTGAGCCACAGATAGTAGAAGATACAACATTGCCCCCTTTTTTTTAGATAACTCTTTAATTTTATCACGAACTGCTACATAATTAAAAAGAACATCTTCCGGAAGAACTCTATTTTCAGAGAAATAAGCATATTTACCAATAATATCTCTAACTAAATCTTTTCCATTTTCAATTCCAAATTCACTAATATTATTTATAAGAGCACGAATTTGAACATTAGGATTTTGATAAAAATCTGCGAAAGTTTCTTTTGGATCTTTTTCTTTTTTATTCCATTTTTCTATCATATCAAAAATCATATTGTTAGCGACTAACGTCCAAGCTCTAGGAGACATTGTTGAATCACCTTCTTCATCACCTTCGTTATTATTTTTAGGAATTAAAAAAGGAGTTTCTACTTTCCCATCTTCCATAAACTTATCAAAAATATAATAACAAAGAATGGAAGGAACTCTTGTTGGAAGTTTTAAATTATTAATTTCAAATGGTTTAAAAGCAAAAGAACTCAACCAAGAAGGAGCATTATAACCAATATAAATATTCCTATGCCATCGTTCTGCTGTTGCTGTATCAAAATTATTTACTGAATTAAAAGATGATACATTTTTTTGTATTTTTCTATTTCCAGAACCAATGATAACTGTTCTTTTAGGAAGTTTATATTTTTCGGATTTTCCTGTTTCTTCATTATAATCTGCACTTCCACCAATTTCACCGTTTAATACTAAATTCATAACAGCAGCCATACTTTCGGTATCTGCTTTATTGTATTCATCTAAATGAAGTATCCATAATTTATCATCATCAGTTGGAGGTAATACTGTTGGTTGAGCTAACCGAACTACTGTTTGTTCTTTTTTATTTTTATGTAAATAAGGAAATCCTTGTAATTCTTCAATTGGAACTTTTTGAATTTCAAGTTTATGATAAATACAATCACCTTCTTCTTCTGCAAGAGCTTTAATTATTGCACTTTTTCCCACACCTGTGTCGCCATAGATAAAAAGAGAATGTCTTGTATCATCTATGAAAATATTATTTTTAGTTAATCTAATAGCTCTTTTGACTTCTTTTTCTAAATCTGCATATGTAGATGATATAGTTGGAATTGATTCAACAATTCCATTTTTAATAGAAGCTATATCAAAATTACTGCTTATATTTTTTTGTAAGTCAAAATATAGTTTTGAATATTCTTTCATTTTTCCCCCTGATTTATTATAATTATAACAAATTATTCTTTTATTGTCAATATTATTTTTTAGTTATTAATTATAGCCGTTCGCCTTAAAAAATTTATAGGATCAATAAAAACTCCATTTTTACTGACTCCATAATGTAAATGAGGGCCTGTTGAAATTCCACTATTTCCAAGATAACCTATAACTTGTCCTTTTTTTACTCTTTCACCCTCGTGAACTATAACTTTGGACATATGAGCATAATGAGTTCTAATATTGTTTTTATGTTGAATGATAACATATCTACCCATTCTCCAATCATTAATAAAATGATCTCTAATAACTCCATCAGCAGTTGCTATAACTGGATCAGCCCAATTACTTACAAGATCAATTCCTTCATGCGGATTTTTTGCTAATCTTTTGGAGTTAAATGGATTAAATCTTTCACCAAAACCAGAAGATATTGTAATACTATGATTATTAAACAAGGGCCATATATCAGGTAATTCATTAAAATAATCAGTTCTTTCATTAAAAAAATTATCTGTCATTTTTAAGAGATCAGTAAAATTATTTTTAAGTAATAAAAGATCTTCATAAGATTTAAGATCAAAATCATCTTTATTATTATTAATAGAATAACCACCTGTAAATAAATAAGAATCAGTCATTTTTATATTTTTTACTATTTTTATTATAGTATCTTCATAATGACTTAAATTATTCTCATTAATTTGTTTAAGAGTTAATATTTCTGTATTAAGTGTTTGGCTATACTTAATTTGCTTATTAAATGTTACTCCAGCAAAAATAAATACAACACTTAATACAGATATTTGTATTATTGCAGTTGTTTTTTTTATAAATTTATTCATATATATTCCTTTAAAAAATTATATCAAATTATTCTTTTTCTGTCAATTTTTATCTTTATCTTTACTATATACTGTCTATGGAGAAAAATATTTCCTGTATCTATGGAGAAAAATATTTCCCGTTAATAATAAGCAGGGCGTAGATTTAAAATCTACTAAGTAAAATTTTTAATAAATCTTATATAAATCAGTAAAGATAATTAAAGATGATACTTTAACAAAAGGAAATAAATAATGATAAAAGAAACTTTTAGAAGAATAGAATACAGTGATGAAACTAAGTTTCTTAAAACAAATGATAAAATAGAACTTAAAAGATATAGTGATGATTTAATATTCTTAGCTAATTATAACAGCACATTAGATGCTCAATTTACTTCTGGAGAAGAAACTCCTATTACTATAGGTTCTCCAGTTATTTCTGATTTTGATTCTTTTGGATTAAGTCAGCATCTTGACTTAAAAGGTTCTGTTATATATGGATATGATACTTTTACAAATCTAAATGAAGAAGGACATATTTCATTCAGACTCAGTTCAGGTTTTGATAATAACTATGGAGAACAAACTTTTTTAAATGAAAATCCTTCTGTTGTAATTTCTGATGGAACTGATTATTTTTTTAAGTTGTATTTAGGAGATGTTCTTCAAGGAGAGTTTTCTATTGAATTAAATATAGGAGCAACTAAAGTAGATGTATTTAATGCATTATCTATAGAAATAGCAACTTATGCAAATGTTTTATATAATTCAGAAAATAAAATAAAAATAATTTCATTAATATTAGGGCAATCTATTTATATAACAGAACCTGATTCTGGTAATTCATTGCTTACTTTAATGAATGGAGTTTCAAATCCAATTATACAAAATGCTCCAACACAAGATATAGAATTTTTTAAATTAGCTCCTTCTGGAAATTTAAACAACGCAATATTATTAACTCATGATATTAATAGTCATATAATAATAAATATGTATGATAGTTCTGGTAATCTCATAGTAGATGAAGATGCTGGTATATGGTCAAATGAATCAATTAAATATTATGAATTTGAATTATCTTGGAATGAAAATATAGGACAATTATTTATAGAAGGTAAATTAAAACACTTATTTTTAACAAATTTTAGTAGAGTTAATTCTTTAACTGAATTAACTCTACAAGGAATTGATTCTATTGATTATCATAAAATAGATGAAGTAATATTAAAAAATACTTTTGGACATAATAAAAACTATATTCCTGCGATTTTACCTCTTACTCCTTACAATACTGAAAATCCTTATATAGATATTTATTTTGGGAAAGGATTTAAAGAAAATGAAATTACAGATTTAATAATTAATACTTCAAACTCAGGTATAAATTTTATTGTTAAAATAGGGCATACTTGGTATTATTATTTTTCAGGAGCGTGGAGAGCGTCTGATGGGACATTCTCACAATCAACTTCAGCTGATGTGTTTGAAACTCAATTCGCAGAATTATTTTTTAATGAGAATTATGATTTAGATATAAGAGTATTTTTTCATACAGATGGATATGAAAATGTTTGGATTGATGAATTTTCTATTATAATAGAAAAAGGAAGTTCAGCAGCTGCTTATATTACAGGAACAATAGCAATTACGGGAACTGTAGATTTATCAATAAATAATTCAGTAGAAATTACAACAGATCAAGGATCATTAATTGTAGATTTATCAAGTGCTGCTGTAGATGCAAGTCTAACAACTTTACAAGAAATAAAACAAGCAATAAATGATGCTAATGTTCCCGGATTAGCAGCAGCAACAGATGATGGAAATTATCATTTAGTTTTATTAAGTTCTAATACTGGAAGTGGATCTATTGTTGCAATTGACCACGCTGATACAGATGATGCATTAAGCATTGTTTGGGATGCAGAAGGAGCTACGGATTTAGGAGAAGATACAGAAATCGTAAGTGAATTTTCAGATTTTTCAGAATTATATAGATTTATAAGAGCAAAACTTGGTGCACCATTAGTTCCAGTTGAATTAACAGATGAACAATTAGATGATTGTATTTCTTCTGCTGTATATCATTTTAATAAATGGAGAAATTTTCAAGAAAGTATTGAAACAACAACTCTTACTGGATCACCAGCAACAGGTTATGAATTACCAGCAATAGTAGGAGGAGAAGAAAATATAACAGAAATAATTCTTTCTCCAAGATATCCAACTTCATATTATAATGGTAGAGATGAATTAATGTCTAATATTTATATTCAATCAATTTATGATAATAAAAGTGTAATGTCTAATGCAGCTGATTATCATATAGCTCTTGTAGCAACAAAAGATTTAAATATGGTTCTTAATACAGAAGTAAGATGGGAATATCTTAATAAAAAAATATTTTTATATCCAACACCTCCTCCTTCATTAAGAATTGGTATTAAATATAAATCATCAATGACATTAAGTGAAATTATTAATAGTCAATCTATAAAAGATTTTGCATTAGCAGAAGCAAAAATTACACTTGGAACAATTCGTAGTACATTTGGTGGTGCTATACCTTCTGGAGATGGAATGTTACAACTTAATGGTAGTGAATTAAAAGCAGAAGGAACACAAGAAAAAGCAGATTTAAAAGCAACTTGGAAATCAAGTACAGCTCCTTATGAAATGTTAATAGGATAATAATTATTTTATTATCGTAAAGATACTTATATACTAAAAGAGGAATATAAAATGAAATCATTTACAGAATATATTGAATTAAAAGAAGAAGAAAATTATCAAATACAAATGCTTAATGAAGACCCTATTCTTATAGCAGGAACTATTTTAGGATATGCTGGAGCAGGACTTATTATAGGTTGGGGTGGGGCATTGCTTGTTAGAGGATATGCTGAATTAACAAGTAGATTTGTTTCTGGGATAAAAAAATCTTATAAAAGATTTTTCAAAAAAGATAAATCAGTTGGAGAAATTACTAAATCAATTAGAAATTTAAAAACAGATACAAAAGTTAGAGTTCAACAAAACAAAATAAAAGATGAAGATAAAAAATATTCAGAAGAATTTAAAGAAGTTAATGTAGCTATTAAAGATAAAGATGCTGATATAACAAAAGCCAAATTAAAATCAATTAAACTTGATGGAAAACTCATAAATAGAATGGTTATATTAGAAACAACAAAAGTTTTTGGAGAGCCACCAATTCATTTTGGAAATACTGGAAATGATTGTTATTTATTTATAAAGAAAGTATTAGGAATTAAAGCAGCTCAAGCTGCTTCTTTTGTTGTTAAACAAGCACTTGAAAGTAAAGGAACTGAATTAGTTCAAAACGTAGAAAAAGAATAGGAGAAAAAAAATATGGCTTTATTAGTACCAAATGTCGGCGAAGAAGAAATGTTAAAAAGAATTATTGGAGATGTTTCTGGAGGAGATGTAACATTACATTTATATGGTGATAATATTACACCAACAGAAACAGATACTGTTTCTAGTTATACAGAACTAACTGGAGGTAATGGTTATTCAAAAAAAGTTTTAGATGGAACTTGGACTATAAGTGGAGATCCAACTGGAGCAAGTTATCCTGAATATGAATTTTCGTTTAATTCTGGAACAGGAGAAACTGTATATGGATATTTTGTAACAGATTCAACTGATACAGTTTTATTATGGGCAGAAAGATTTTCTGATGCTCCATATACAATACCAACAGGTGGTGGTTCAATTTTTATTACACCAAAAATTCAATTAGATTAAAATAAAACAATAATTATAAAAAAAGGCAGGAATTGTTTCCTGCCTTTTTTTTATGAGTAAAGATAATTATAAGGATGTTATAACATGGCAAATTATACAGGATCAGGAGAAATAGTTATAGATGGTTTAGCGCTTACAAAAGTAGTAGAACCATATTTATTAAATTTTACTCCTTTTTCAAAAAATAAGAAATATAATGCTGGGCTTGATGAAAATAATAAATACCCAGAAGATTATACAGAAAATTATGCTGATTTATTTAGTAAATAGGAGATTGTTTTAATGCAACAATGGGTTGATTACATGTCAAAATCCTATATAAATTCTGTTGGCCCAACAGTTAAAATTTTTAAAATGGATAAAGTAGAAACACAACTTGATGAACTTTATGGAGAAAGTAAAACTGGTAGAATATATTTACCTCCATTTGAAATAAGAGCTATTTATGATAATAATAAATGGATTGGTTTTCTTGATGCTGGTGGTTATGAAGAAAAAGAAGAAACTCTTTCTATGTTTGTGAATTTTAACGATATGGTAAAAAGAATAGTTGACTTAAAAAAGAAACATATAGCAGAAATATATATAACTTATAAAGGTAAAGGAACTCCTTCTATTGAAAAAAAAGGAGATATGATTACACTGTATATAAACAATAAAGAATATCTTACTTTTGATCTAAAAAACAATATGTTTTCTAATATAAGAAAGCTTGCAAGTAGAATAGATATGTATACTGATTGGTCTTGTAAGATAAAAGGAAAAAATGATTTAAGCGTTAATTTAATTGATTTTGAGAAAATTTCTTTTAATCAAAGAGAAACAATGATTTACACAATAGATCAAACATATAAAAATATAACAGATATTATTGAGATGGGAGATGCTATAATGACAAATCATTATAGATTATATGAAGTAACATCATCAAAACCAGCTGGCGATTTTGGTTGGGAATATTCTTTATGGAATTTGGAATTAGAATTAGCTTCTCCGGATAGATTTAACCTTCCCGGAAATTATATAGAACAAATTAGAAATAATCCACACGGACTATCTAAAATAAATATGGAGTAAAAAAAATGGATAAAATAAAAGAACTAAAAGAAGGAACTGGTATAAGACTAGAAACAGTATTAAACGAAGTATCAGCAGAAATTACAAAAACTTCTAGTAGATATGTAATACTTATTAAACAAGGAAAAGAAATAAGAGAATGGACATTTGAAATTTATAAACTTCAAAGTTTAAAAACTCTTCTTTTAAAAAATTACGGAAGTATAGCAGTAACTAAAATTATATCTGAATTATCAAAAGCTATAACAAATAGAACATTAGATAATTTTGCTAAAGATAAAATTGTTGATTTTGAAATAAAAGAAGGAAAAGCAAAATTATCTGCTAAAACTAAAACATTGTCTAAAAAAGAAGGTGTTAATGAAGCTACTATTGAATTCAAAAAGAGTCAAGGAACTCCTATGATATTAATAAATAATGTAAAATTTAATGGAGATATTAATTCTTTTAAATTAAAGCATCCAATTTGGTTTAATGCCATAAAAAAACAAATAATAACTGATGGAAAAAAATGGTCTAATTTAGTGGGAGATGATGGAGTTCCAGATATGTCTATTACGGCAAACGCTAAGTCTGGCAAACTAGAAAAAATTAAAATTAATTATGATGCATAATGAACAAACATAATATAATAGCAGATTATAAATCTGCTATTTTAGAAAAATTAGAAAACTATGTTAAAAAAATATCACAAACAGATCCTGTGAAATCAGCTGAGTTAACTGAATCTGGAATACATATAGAGTTTATAGAAGAAGTAGATATAAAAGGACAAGATGTTTTTAATGTTTTTATGCGTGGAGGTAATATAAAGAAATCAGCAAGTAAAGATAATAAAGACGAACAATATTTTGAAATACCAGCAATTGGAGAACTTTAATGCCTAATTTAGTAGAACATTTTTTATTTAAAGAACAATCAATTGCTGTTAAAAAATTTTTGAAAGATAATTTATGGCTTAATAGATATCCTAATAAAACAAATGTTGATGTATTTTATTCAACTCCAGAAAGAGCATTTTCTAAATTAATTGCTCCAGTAATAAATGGAGGAAATTTATATCCAACAGTATCAGTAGTTTTACAGAGTATGGAAATAGCACCCGGTCAAACACCCGGAGGATATTTTAAAAAATATATTGTATCTGAAAGTAATGATCATATTTTTGAAGAACATACTCATCCATTAGTATATGAATTAACATATAGAACAACTATTTGGTCAGCGTTACAATCTGATATGGATATATTATTATATCAAGCAATGTCTTCAGCTCCACAAAACCATAAATATTCTACCATTGTTGATGGACAATGGATGGAAATAGAAGTTAGAACTCCACAATCAGAAAGCACACTTGATCCAGGAGATGCTAGAGATGTATCTTTTCGATACGGATTTGACATTGTTGTACCAAGAGCATACTTACCACTTAATTTTGAACAATATTATGGTAGAATTGACAACATTGATTTTCAGTACGATATTTAGAGGAGTTCTAAAATGTCATACAAAATATTTAATAAAACCTATCAACCAATTAAATTAGTTGGTAAAACTATATTACAAAGAAATTTTATTCTAATTAATGCAATAACAAAACAAATGGAAAATTTAGAAAATAAAGGATTGTTATTTATTAAAAAAACAAAAGAGTAAAGGTAATTTATATATAATTTTATGGAGGAAATAAAAAAATGGCTAAATCACCTAGTATTACAATTTTAGAACGTGATATGTCTGCCTATACAGTTACTTCTTCTGATACAGTACTTGCCGTAGTTGGATATGCTACAAAAGGTCCTATCGGAGTCCCAACTTTAGTGACATCACGAGCTGATTTTAATGAAAAATTTGGAATTACTGTTACAGGTTCACCTTATGCTGCATTAGCAGTCTATAGAGCTTTTAATCAAAGTAATAAAATAATTTTTTACAGAGTTGCTACAACAGCAATAAATAAAAAAGCATCTGATGTTGGAGCAATTGAAGCAGAAGTAGTAGCTCATAATCCTGTAAAAACAGCAGGAACAATGGGATTAGATCTGGGAGCAGATCCTTTAACAGGATTAGTTGATACAGAAACTTATGGTATTGATATTACAATTGATGGAGGAACAACAGTTACAGCACAATTTACTGCATCTGGAACTTCTGAAACTGCAAATAATATTTTAACAGCTATTCAGGCAGCACTTGTAACAGAAGCTTCAGGAGCAACAGCAGAATTAAATACAAATGTAATTACAATTACATCTGGAACAGTTGGAACTGAAAGTACAGTTTTACTTGAAGCAGGAACAGGAACTGATAATGATTTAATTGCAGATACAACTGCAACTATTGTAGCAGCAGTAGACGGAATAGAAGATGATACAGCAGCAGACAATGTTGGCTTTAAAACTCTTGAAAAAGGATCTTCAACAAATCTTTTTTCAGTAGTTAAATCTTCAAGAATAAATCCTGTTACATCTGAAATAGTTCATAAGATTGAAGTATATTATGATGAAGTTTTAAAAGAAACTTTTGATGATGTATCTTTAACTGTTGCTGATAGCAATTATTTATTAACAGTAATTAATGCTGATCATGATAATGGAGGTTCTCAATATATAAGTATATCTGTTGAAGAACTTGCTGATCCTTCAACAATTGTTATTGCTGATGGAACTTATAAACTTGGAACTGGAATTGATGCTTGGGATGATGGAGATACAACTCTAGCAGATTACGATCATGTAGTTGGTAGAGATGGATATGATCCAAACGCATTGAGTGGAGCAAATGAAGCACTTTTTGTAACAGCACTTTCAACTACTGGTGAACTTGGAAATATGGAAGCTTATGATTATCATATACTTATAACACCTGATATGCCAGAAGAAATAGTTCAAAATGCTGCTATTGAATTAGCAAACTTTAGAAAAGATTTTATTTATATTGTTGATTCACCAATGGGTTTACTTTATAATGAAGTAACTGATTGGCATAATGGACTTGGAAATCATGGTAGAAATATAGCTATTGATAATTCTTATACTGCACTTTATTGGAGTTGGTTAAAGGATTATAATAAAGATACTAAAGAATATGTTTGGTGTCCACCTTCTGTTTTTATAGCTGAAAAATTAATGGAAGTAGATAGACTTTATGGTCCTTGGTTTGCTCCAGCAGGAGATTTAAGAGGAAAAATTACAGCAGCTGACTATGAACAATCACCTTCTTTTTCTCAAAGAGAAATTCTTTATGGAGACTTTAATGCAGTTAATCCAATCGTTAATTTTGTGTCTAAAGGACTTGAAGTTTATGGACAAAAAACTCTTTTACGAAAAAATTCTGCTTTAAATAGAGTAAATGTAAGAAGAATGATTATATATGCTAAAAAATTAATCAAAAAAGCTCTTGAGTCTATTACTTTTGAACCACATAATCCTGAGTCTTGGAAGAAAGCTTCTACTTTAGTTAATGATATTCTTGAACCAATTAGACAAGCAGGTGGTATTGATAAATATAAAACTATAATTGATGATTCTACAAATACTCCCGATATAATTGCTCAAAATATTATGAAAGGTGCTATTAAGATTATACCTATGAATACAATTGAAATTATTGAAATTACAATGCAAGTTCATAAATCTGGTGCTTCTTTAGATGAATAATTTAAAGAACTAGAGAAAAAAAAAGACACTCTTTAAAGAGTGTCTTTTTTTATTTAAAATTAGTTACCAAGTTTTAGGATTGTCAGAATTTGGAATACTAACTTCTTTTTCGATTTTTGCTTCTGTTTGATTTGTTAAAGTAATATTTAACTCTTCTTTATTTGTAAGATTTTCTTGAACATCTACATTAAAACCATCTTTAACAGTTTCTGGTTTTTCTAAATTTATTACTATTTGTTCAGCCATGATTTATCTCCTCATCTAAATAAAATTCATCTTCATCTATAGTTATCTTTTCATTTAGTAAAAACTGGTAAATGTCAATAGCAAATTCATTATTTGAACTAGCTTCATTTAAAATGATATTATACATATCATCAATTATCCCATTGTTAGTATATTCTCCAAAATCTTCTTCTGGAAAATATTTTTCACATAATTTAATTATTTCATCTTCTTTTGCTTCTGTTAATTTTTTTTCGATATCTACAATTACTTCCATTTTGTCCATAAAACTCTCCTATTCACTGAACCACTCTGCTAGTTTAAAAATCAGGACAATAGATACAGCAACTAATCCTACTGCAACATGAGGATATTTACCAGCTAATGCTACAAGACAAAAAGTTAAAATACTTCCAATTATAAGTTTACTCACATATTTTCCTTTATTTTATCAATCTTAACTTTGCATTTCGTTTTTAATAATTTAGGAGAACAAATAGGGCAAATATTATTAGAATTTAATTCTTCTTTTTCAAAACATTCTCCACATTCATCACAATAATCATATATATTAAAAAAACATTGTTCACATAAAACATCTCCTTCTGGAGATTTATATACTTCATCTATGTTTTCCATTGCTTCATCACATTCATAACAATGATAGATTTTGTCGTGATAACAACTACCACATAAAACCTCATGATCTAATAAATTACTATTAAGAATATCTATAATTTCTCCACATTCATGACAAAATGCATATTGACTATCAAAACATTCTTGGCAAATAACTCTTCCATCTTTATCATAAAATTCTTCACCTTTAATTATATTACATTGACAATCACTACATAAAGTAATATCAAAAAAATTATCTCCTAAAGTTTCTTTTCTTTTAGATAACTTTTTTAACCCAAAATGATATAATTGAGTTGTTTCATTATTTACATCATTTTCAATCATTTTTTCTCCTTGTTGTTTTTTTTAAAATAAAAAAAAGTGTAGCAAAAAAATAATTATTCTCAAGTTTGAAGGGGGATAAACAAACTAAAATTATAGAATAATTGCAGCTACACTAAAAATATATAAAATATTATTTACTTATGAATATTGTTCTTTAGCCCATCTTTCTAAATCTAAAATATCATTTTTTAATTGAGTTATATCAGTACTATGAACTGAAACAACCCAATTATAGCCTTTAGAGTTTTTTGTAATTTCTAATTTATATTGATTTTGAATTCCTTTCACGATTTCTTCTGTAATATTCATTTTTTCCATGTTTTCTCCTTAAATAATTATAACAAATTATTCTTTTTTTGTCAAGCAAAAAGATTAACATTTAAACCTTTTTCTTTAATTTCAAAAAATGTTAATTTTTTTTCTTTCTCTTTTTTTGAAAAAGGTTTCATTGTTTTATGATAACATTTTATTGCATAAATTATTTTATTATTAATTTCATTTATCATTTATCTCTCACTTTAAACAAAAAAGAAAAGAAAAAAGCAACTCCAAATACTAAAAAATATAAAACTGTTATAATAAACATTAAAACTATTGGACTCCACCAAATAGATGTAATTACCCAAAACCAATGTATATTTATAAATCCTGTTAGTTTACCTATAAGTGTAACAAAAAAGAATATTATAGAAAATCTAGCCATTCCATTTTTTATATAATCTTTTTCTAAGTTCACTTTTCTTTCTCCATTTCATCTAAAAATTTTTCCTGTTTTATATCTTTAACAATCATAGAATTAATTATTCCAGTTTCATTTATTTTAATTTCATAATACATTAAAATAGTTCTTTCATCTAATCTTCTAACATCTATTACTTTATATTGTTTGTTATATATAGAAACATTCTTTCCTATATATGATTTATAAAAATCTAATTCATTCTGTGTCTTTAATTGTTCTAACACTTGTTACCTCAGCTTGGTCCATATAAGCAATCTCTTGATTATACTTATCTTTATAACTCTTACTAAGTTTTTCAAAAGCTCTTAAATTTCTTTCATAAGATTTTTTAATTCTTGTTTTATTTTCTTCTAATGTAAATGACATATCTATGATTTGTCTAAAAGCAATAATATCATTTACTATAATTTCAATTAAGTCATATTTAATATCATTTAAGTTTTGATTTGTAAATGTATTTTTAGGATAAGATGTTGATAACTCTAATAACATTTCTTTTACCATTTCATCACGAGTTATTTCTTTTTCGTTGCTTTCTTCTTTGGTTTTAAGCTCAATTTCTTCTTTGTTTGACATTCTGTATCTCCCTCATTATTTTTCCATAAAATTTTATTAACTTTAGTTAATAGTTTGTCTTTTTTATATTCTTTATAATGTTCTTCACTCCAAGTTTCTTTTATAACAGTTCCTGCTTTAAAGTAATGAGTAGCTGAATAATTATTTTTTAATTTTTTAACTTCTATGAATGTTTCTGGATTTTGAAATCTTGCTTTATTTCTATATAATTCTACTTCCACTAATATAAATCCCTTATTGTAGTATTTATATCTGAAAACATTTTTCTATTTGGTTCTAAGTGTTTTTTTTCATTTAGAGCGGCTATTTCAAATTTCTTTTTTAGTTCTAGCATATCATCTTTATATACTTCTAACTTCAGCTCTTCATTTAGATTAGTTTGTGATACTAAATGTAACACTTGAACTCCTTTTCCCATAGTTTCAGAGCAAGAAAAGTAAGTATAATCAAGATGTCCTGTTTCATGTTTTATTCTTTGTAAAAATAAGGAAATTGTTTCATAATCTTTTATCGTAAAATATTTTAAGTGTTTCATGAGATTATCTTTACCCCCTAAAGATATAATACGGGCTATGTAGGATTCGAACCCACACTGAAAAGATTGGAGCTTTTCATGCTACCATTACAACAATAACCCATGAAAAATACCCTCAATCGGAGTCGAACCGATAAAATCACAATATTCTAAGTATTGCCGCTTTGCCAGATTGCGTATGAGGGCGAAAATAATAGTCCCGGTGGAACTCGAATCCACATTCAAGAAATTTTAAATTTCTTTGCTTTACCATTTAGCATACAGGACTAAGTAACGATTTTTCGTATCGTCCAATTTCACTTATTAGTTTCCAACGAACCTTCTAACAGCTACATCTTACGCTCCTATTAATTTATGGTGTTACGACAATCTTTCTTGATCGGAGTCCTCTCAAAATTGAAGGCAAGAATAGCATCCGCTTTTTTTCAATATTTATTACGGCTTGCTATATGTTTCACTGCTTTTATTGAGCAGTAATAAGAAAGTGACTTTTCTTATTACTATAGCTCATACGGGTGAGGTGGGACTCGAACCCACGCCGGGCTATTAACCCGTAAAGAATTTTCAAAATTCCCTGTATCGCCGCTAACTTACTCACCCAAACTACGGCTGGTGTGAGAATCGAACTCACGGACGCTTACACGCCTACAGTTTAGCAAACTGCTGCATTACCTCTCTGCCAACCAGCCCAAAATAAAAAAACCCTCAACAATCGTTAAGGGGTGTAATTAACAAATTGCGGTTCTTTCTCAGGTATTTGACCATAGTGAGGATAATAAACTGAGTGATAAAACCAAATTCTTTTTCATAATATTAACTTACCCTTTCTTTAAAAAACTAATTTATGCAAATTGCATTGACATGAATTAATTCAGGTTTTCTTTCTTCATGTTCTGCATCTTCTTCTTCTTCATCGTTTCTTTCAAAAATATCTTCTTGAGTGTCCCATTCTTTATCTTCCGAACGATAGTGACCAATTGATGGAGAAAAATAAACTTCATTAAAAGAATTCCCTTCGTCGTCAACACTATATACGACTTCAAGATCTCCATAATTTTTAAGTTTTTCTTCTAATTCTTTAATATATTTAGATAGTTTCATTGTCCTTGTCTCTATTCTCTTTTTTTAAACTATAATCGTTCATACCAAATGTTAATGAAGTCATAAACGCTTTCCAAACAGTAAAATAATCATAAACACTATCTTCTCCTGTTAGTCCCACTTCTAATTTTGATAAAGATGTAAAATCTTCATCATCTTCTGGAATATATTCAAATCTTACCATTGTTTACCTCTTAATTAATTATATCAAATTATTCTTTTTTTGTCAAGTTTTATATGTGGCAATCAATCATAGTAATCATAGTATTATCAGGAGTAATACTTAATACTTTATTAAAAAAGTCATTCCAAATATTTGTATCTTTTTCGTCAAATGTCATTCCCCACCATCCCATGCTTCCTTTTTCAAACCATCTATTTTCATTTATTAAAGCAAAAGGGGTTATAGCAGAATTCATTTCTCTATTTATATATTCTTCTTCTGTAATTAAAAATTCGTCTACACTTGAAAATAAACTAATAGCTTGATCTTTTTTATTTTTTATTGCTTTATTAAAAGCTTTTACTAAATCTTGATTATTATATCTTTCTCTTTTTTCTTCTATAGTTAAATTTTCTTTTTTAAGAAAATCATTCCAAGTTGTATAAAGATTATAGTCATAATCTTTTATAAAAGAATGAACGAAATTCCATAATTTTTTAGAATCTTCTTTTATACTTTCTTTCATAGCGTTAAAATCAATGTCTTTTTTTAAAGCTTTATTTGCTCTTTTTCCATTTTTTAATTTAAAAAAACCATCCCATCTTCCACCTTCTGAATACCAATCCCATTTAGAATCAGGATTATAAGTTGAAAATTCTTCTAATACTCCTTCCGAATTATATCTCCAAGTGTTATCATTCCAATCAGAACCATTTAATTTATAAAGCTCATCAAAAGTTAAATTTTTTAAATTTTCATCTTTTTTAATGTAATAATTAATAAAATCTTCTTTTTCTTTTTCTGAAACTTTTTTTCTAGCATACTCTGGAACTTCTTTATTTTCATTATATGGTTCTAATAAACTTTCTACATCATCTCCAAAAACCATTACTGTAAAATGACTCATTATTTTTCTCCTTTTTTATTTTTTAGTAACCTCTTTAACTTTATTATATAATACTGTGTGTTTATAATCAAACTCAATATCAAAATGATAATGTCCAAAATACCAGTGATCAAAATCAACATTTTCTTCCAATTGCTCAAAATAGTTCTGGAGTAAAGTTGTTTCATAGTATTTTGGTATATCAAATAAATTGTATATTCTCTCGGAACAATCATGAGTAATTATTAAATCCACCTTATTGTTATGTTTTTTTAAGTTAGTTAATCCGTTAGAATATTCAGCAACATTAGGTGCTTCTTGTTTCCACCAACTTACAAATTCAGTCCTTCGTGCTTTATCAATAGATGTTCCACCACCAAAAGTAAAAATCTTAATACCGTTAATGGTATATATTTCACCCCTTTTAAGGTGAAATATACTATTGTTTACTTTTCCAACAATTCCACCAAACATTTCTTGTGTAGGAAGTTTATCTATTCTATCAAAATTACAGTGGTTTCCGTCAACAAAAAGTGTAGTCCAAGGTTTTTCCTCAAACCATTTCAATAAATGTTGTTCTTGTTTTCCTGATTTATTTACATCCCAAATAAGACCAGCGTCTCCAGCGATTATTACATAATCATTTTTAGTTAAAGTTTTTCCTTCAGAAAATCTTTTTGAAGTTAATTTTTCTAAATCTCCATTTTCTCCACCGTGTACGTCACCACAGCAAAATACTCTATTCACTTTAATTTTCCCCCTTAAATAAAATTAGCGGGCTTCCCACCCGCTCGTAAATTTCTTCTGTTTGAGTGGTCAGAACAACTTCTAAGTTTATCCACTATTTCTTAATTAATTATACCAAATTATTCTTTTTTTGTCAATCTTTACTTGTTGTATCTGTTGTTATAATAGGCTCTAAAGATAATTTTTCTCCTACTATATGAGAATATCCGCTTGTAATTGTGCAATAAGGTTCATTCCAAGAAGAATTGTCATATATTCTTTGTGGAGCAATATAAGGCGTTGTATCATAAGGAATAAAAATAGTTTTTGTCTCACCTTCAATTCCCAAAGAATCAGCTAAATTTTCATATAACTTTTCAGCATCTTCTTTTGACAGTATTACTTCAACTTCTCCAAATTTCAATTTGATTGTTTGTTCAATTTTTACTTCCATTATAACTCCTAATAATTAGTAATGATTAACTCATTTTTTTTTCTTGTTTTCTTATTTCCTTTTTCATCTTCTTTAAAAGTCATGAAATATCTATACTCTTGGTCTGTTATTATATAGTCCCTGAAACGTGCTCTTATTTCCTCATTGTCGTTATAAGTAATCATCCATTTAGATGGTAACTTCTTTACGACTTCAGCAAATCTGTCATGGTCAAAGCCTTTATGCATCTCTCCCATTTTTCCGTATAGAGTATTATTTTTTTCTCCTAAGTCATATGGAGGGTCAAGAAATACAAAATCGTCAGCCACAGAGTCGCTAAGGAACGTTTCGTAGTCATAATTAAACAATTTCCAGTTTTCCATAAATGAATTTATTGTTGAAAGTTTCTGGATATTCCCTAAGTTAAACTTTTTCTTGTAGTTAGATTTAGATAGAGAGCCATGTTCAGTCAATCCGGAGAACGCAATCTTATTTAAAGTGAAGTAAGCAGATGCTCTTGTTATATCATCATTTTTAATGATGATATTAGGAGTATTATATAAAAGGTATTCCTGTTCTTTTAATAAACTCTTTCCTCTTTCTAAATCTTCTGGATCTGCATTTTTTCTAATAAAAGTAAGACTTTCTACTAACTCATTTGGATATTTATATAATACATTCCAGAAATTATATAAAACTTCATTTAAGTCATTTACAAATATATTCTTTTCTGGATATATTTGAGATATCCAAAGAGGGATACTTCCTCCACCAATAAAAGGATCGTAAAAATCTCCAATAAAATCTGGGAATAAAGGTGAAAGTATATTCTTAATCATTTTACTTTTTCCACCGGGATATGATAAACATGTCATAACTTTAGGGATTTTTTTATTTTTCAATTTTCTATTCCTTTAAATTTTTTATTAAATATTCATTTTTTCTTTGAAAGAAAAATTCAAATAAAAGTTCAGTTTTTCTTATTTCATTCTCAAAAAAAGCATTATTATATTGAAGAAATAAAAAATTATTAATATCTGATTGTGTTTCAAATTTTTTCATTTCTTTAATTGGAAGAGTTACTGTAAATGCTCCTTCCATAGAATATTTCATATAAGGAACATTGAAGTAGGCAGGTGCAAGTATAAACATTTCGACTGGTTCTTTCATTCACTATATACGATATAGCATAAAAAAAGCTCCTGTGTATTATCGGTCCACAGGAGCCAGATATAATTATCAGTAATTTAATTAAGCATTCTGGCGGGAACAGCATTTTTAAATTACTTATTCTACTGGTTCGTACCTCTCACCCTCAAGTACCTCTAACATAAGTTCCTCTGGAGTGACAGCAATTGTGTTGATTGCATATTTCAAGATAGATGGAGAACATCCACTTACAAGGAATGTGCCATTTTCATCCTTAGTTACAGGAGAATCTGCACTTGCATTTACATTCCAGAAAACCAGTTCTGGCATTTTATAACCAGTTGCAATATATTTTGCTTTGATTGCGTCAAAGTTAGTAGCAGGTGTTCTGTCTCCATAATAACCACTACACGCATGGTCAAATTGCATATCTGATATAATATAAATCTTCTTAATCATTTCATCAGGAGAAACATTCTTTTCAACTGCTGTTTTCAAAAGAACGTCAAATACAGCTTGAAGGTTTGTACTCATACCCCATTCAGCACGTCTAAGATTATTTACCTTTTCCCAGATATTTTTACCCTGTATTTTCTGCATAACAGGTTTGCTTGAGAAAGTCATAAAGTAGTCCTTGAAAGGACCAATTATTCTTTCTGCAAAATATATACCAAGAGAAACTGAAACATCAATAGGTGCAACGTTACTTTCTCCCATTGTCATACTTCCACTTGTATCTACAACACAAAGTGAATTTTCTGGTTTTTCCATATAATTAGGAAGTGCGTTCCATAATACATCAAGAGTTTTAATTTCTTGAATATCGTTATTCCGAAGTTCGTTTGCGTCCTTTGTAATCTGGTATGGATACAAAGTTCCAGCATTGATTGTTTCTTCTCCATTAGCAACTTTTTCAATAAAAGCATTATAACGTGCTTCACTATGTTTTCTAAAAGCATCTGAATAGATTCTTGCCGCTTGAGAAGGAACATTTGAATAATCAACTGCATCCCAATTTTTATTAGACATAAGTTTTTCAACTATATTAATTTTACTTCTTAATGTAGACAATGCTTTTCTATAAGTTTTCTCATTAATTCCAAAGTATTCATAAGTAATTTTAGCAAGCCGTCTACTTTCTTTTGATGAAGTATTTGAACTTTTTAACCATTTTGCTAATAAAGATGGTTTATCACTTTTTTGATCTAATTTGAATTGAACTTTCATCATTTCAAGAGCATCTTTTTCAAGAGTAGTTCCAATTAGAGAATAAAGGTCATCCCATCTTCCATACTCAGGAATAAGATCCATATTTCTTGCTATTATATTAGGATTAGTTTCCGCTAAATAATGAATTATTACATTAAATAAATTACGTTCTCCCTGTCCACCTCTAATGTCTCTTGAATAGAAAAGTGCTTTCATAGCGAGTCTTTCATTTTCTGAAAGTGCTTTTGTGAAATAAGAAAATATTTCTACATTACTATGACCTCTTAAGGCTCCTGATTTTGAAAAGAAATCCAATACAGCATTTAATGAAGTAGCATTTGATAATGCTCCATTATCAGTATATGCTTCATTTGTGTTTTCTCTTACTGCTTCTGCGAAATCATTCATATTATTCCCCTTTATATAAAACTAGACACATTATTATTTTCACCAAAAAAATTTTTTAATTGCTGTTAGTGTCTATAATCATTATACAATATTATTCTTTTTTTGTCAAGTTTTTATTCATTCTCGTAAATACTTTCTTCTAATTCATTCATATCAAAATCTGGAAGATCAGCATAACTAACTTCTTTTATAAGAGCTACATGATAGTATTCTCTTTCCTTATCGTCTTGAAATTTATATCTATTCTCTTGTGGCGTAGTTTGAAACCCTCTATAGATTTCAAGTTTACTGGTATCAAGATTATAAACATATGCCCATTCGCAAAATAAACTATCTTGCATAAATCCTTGATTGTCTATCATATAAACCAAGTCAGTATCTCTATATACTTCAAGTTTCCCTTGAGTTTCTCTCAATAGAGAATACCAATCTTTTCCATCACTTACATCTTCATCGAGAAATTCTTTATGCCTAATTCTATCTTGCGTTGAAATAGGTGTATCTTCATTTATTAATACAATCTTATCAAAAATTTCATTAAGTTTAACTTCTGTTGTATTCATTAAAAAGTTTTGAATTGCTTTTCCTAATTCTGACGGGTATCCATCGAAATGACAATATGTAATTTTGTCAACCCCTTTTTTATAAAACCCATACGCCGATCTTGTCCCCATAATCCTACCCTCTTTGAAGATTTGTTACTAATAAATCTTCTATTTTATTTTTTTCATAAAACTTAATACGAATTAAGTTTATATTATTTTTTTTACAATAATTGGTTTTTATTTTATCTCTTTTTTGTATTTCCATAAGATTACTTTCTCCACCCCAATTTTCAATTGGCTCAAAATGTTGTTTTCCATCAAACTCAATACAAGTATTATATTCTGATAAGTAAAAATCAAAAGGTAAAGGTTTAATATTTTTACATTCATTAAATTTTTTTTGATGAATGTATTTTATTTGATTTTTATCTAAAAATTTTCTTATTTGTAACTCTCCTTTTGAGGAATTACAAATAGGGCATCCTCTATCTAATAAATGTTTATTAGGAGTTTGTAAGAAAGACCCATGCTTCTTACAAATAATCTCTATTTTTTTAAGTGCTCCTTTATAATTAACCTTCGAATAATCATACTTATTTCCATGAACTTTTATTGCTTCAATTATAAATTCTTCTGCTGTTTTCTTTCTGCTCACTATTTTAATTCTACAGTCATATACATTTCAGCTAAAAAATCATCAGGAAAGAAACTTTCCCATTCTTTATATTTATCATTAAGAAATATTTCTGTATACCTCTTGAACATTAAGTAGATAGATGGTTTCTTAGGAATTGTTAATAATTTCATTCCAGCTTGTTTAGGGGTTCTATCTCTTTTATGAGAATTACATTTAATACAAGAACATACAAGATTAGTCCATGTATTTTTTCCACCTTTAGATTTAGGAATAATATGATCAATATTTAATTCACTTAAATTTTTCTTTTTATTACAATATTGGCAGGTGTGGTCGTCCCTTAATATAATATTTCGTCTTGTTAATTTAACTTTTACAGGAACTTTATTATATCCAGTAAGTCTAATTACTTTTGGAATCCCAAAAATACCATCATTTTTAGCAAAATAATCATAATTATTAGTTTTATCCCAAGTAGCTTTTTGATATAATGATACTTCTTCCCAAGAACTAAAATTATAACTTGAAAAATGACCATTATCAACAGAAATAACTTCTGCTTTTTCTTTAAACAATAATTTTAATGTTCTTTTTATATTTGTTACATAAATTGGAATGTAAGAACTGTTTAAAACTAATACATTATTACTCATAAATTTACCTCTTACTATTCTACTTCTGCTCCATACTCTATATAAATCTCAATAACTCCATTTTCATTAAAGAAGTTTATTGGTTCTTCATCAGTTAAATTATTAGATATAATTTCTGGCAATAAAACTTCTTTTATTTCATCTTCGTAAACATCAATAAAATTTATGATATTTTCTTTTAATTCATCACCTCTAATAAAGAGAGAAACTACTCCAGAAATATAATCTACACCTTTGTCAAAACCAGGAGTTCCCCAAAATTCATAAGAACCAATTCCATCATTTAATATATCTTCATCGCATTTAACAGTGAAGTGTTTCTTTTCAAATTCTGTAACAATCCATTCTTTCATAATTATCTTCCCCTTACAATAATTATACCATATTATTCTTTTTTTGTCAAATTATCTAATGTATTCTATATAATCATTATATGAGTGAAAATTATTTAAAATTTCTTCTTTTAACTTTTCTTCTGAGAGATTTAATTTTTTTAGCATATACTTTCTACTTTCATCTAATGAAACTTTTTTCATTGAACATATAGGACACATTGCAGAAGGGTTCCCATAATCTTTTATTATGTCTTTAATTGTTCCTTCTTCGTCTTCATCAATGTGATACTTGATTAAGAAATCTTTCTTTTCTTCTGTGGTTAATTCGTCTAACTCTTTAACTAAGAACTTCGTATAGAAAACATGCCCTCTTTCACATTTACTCATTCCTAAATCATCATAAGAGCAGTCATATCCAGACTCAACTCCTCCAGTAATATCACAAATAAAACTACTGCTTGAACTATTGCTTACAAAACCTGTTCTTATTTTCATCTCTATCCATCCTTTTTTCCATTTAATTAATTCCCAATATGTTTTCAGTAACTGTTTGCTGCTCTTCACTTAATCTTTTCTTATAAATATCTACTACTTTTTCGCAATATTTACAAAACGCCATAATACTAACTCCTATAGTTACTTTTACAGAACTGTGTAAAATAAGGTCTTTTTAACTAACTATATAGTATATAAAGGGCAATGCCTATTATTTTTTAAAAGGTTGTCTCTAAAAGTAATAGAATTTTTAGCGTTCCAAATATCATCAAGAAAATTATTACAATTTAATGTATCTAATCCTTTTGGAAACATTTCATGATTTTCTGCAAAGCTACAAGGAAACGATTCTCCTTTACAATTAATATAATGAGAAAAAAGATTAGATTCACAAGGTTCTGCCATCATTTCAAAGTTTTTATAATCCTTATGATTTTTTACAGCGCCAAGAAAACGGTGAGCTGAGCAGCTATCAAAGCCGAATGGAATTTCTTTATCAAGCGCATATTTAACAAGTTTATTATATTTCTCTGTTGACAATTGATGGAAGTTTTCACCACCACCTTTTGTCTTTAAAGAAAGAAAAACTATAGCATTCATTCCCATCAGTCTACTATCATGTCTCATATCGTCCATGATTTCAAATGCTTTGTCATAAGTTTCTTCACTAATCATATAGTGAATATTAACTTGATCCATTCCATTATCTGTAAATTTTTTGATTGCATTATAAGATGCGATTTTATTGTAAACAGATACAGCAACTGCACCGCAAAGTTCACTTGTTCTTTTTGCAACCTCATCAGTTACATCAAAACCATGACAAGTATAGTTAGGGATAACTCCTTGTTCTCTGGAGTATTCCATCATCTCAAAAAACTGAGGATTGGATTCTATGTTAAGAATACCAAAAGCAATTTGTCCAATTGTTTTAGGCATAGTATGTAATATGTTTTTAAACTCTTTTAAATTCATGTTATATGTTGGGTAAGCTCCATTGGATTTGTAGCAAAACGCACATTTTCCAAGACAACCGCCATCATAGATTAATCTGTCTTTATCGTAGTTTTTAATCTGTTCAGGACGAACAGATGTGCTTATTTCTAAGTCTAGTATTTCGGGACCATACGGAGAGTAATCCGGATCATCTTCAAATGTTCTTCCCCATCTTTCAAAGTACCCAGAAACTTTATTGAAGTTAAAATTATAAGATGTGCTTCTAAGTTTTTTCTCTTCTTTATTTTCCTCTATTATCATATATATCTCCAATATATAATTATAACAAATTATTTTCTTTTATAAAATTATAAAAATCTAGTATAGAAACATTCAAATTGTCTTTTACATATATATTTTTTATTTCATTAGTAATAGGATCTATAAACCAAACTGAATCACTCATTAGCCCATCCGAAAAAGTAATATACATGAAAATTTCTTTTTCCTTTCCATATTCTGCCACGTGCTTTTTGTAAATAAGAACCTTTAACTTCTACACAAGCTGCTGGCCCCCATTTATCATTCCAAAATTTTCCTTCTCCATTATTTAATAAATCATAAACAAAAGATTGTGGATTGGTTCGTGGAGGACATTCAATCATTTGAAAATCATTTTTTTCTGCTATTGTTCCTGAATATCCATCATGTCCGTGATAATAAGAAGCGTCATTTACTGCTTCATCAAATGCTTCTTGTGCGTCTTTATATTGTCCTCGTTTTGTTACAAAAAATTCACATGCCCCCATTCTTTTCTCCCTTTTAATATGTTTTTTTATGGAGCATCTGGGTTCTGCCACCCAGGTCCTGATTTTTAATGCAAGATTTTAATCTACAAGGGTTTTCGGTTATAAATGCATTTATCATCACCCTTAATCATTTCATCAGTCGAAACTAATTATGCCCCTTTATTTAATAATACAGATTATATTAATATTTTTATTTCATCTTTCATTTTATTCTACCCCTTATAATATTATACATAATTATTCTTTTTTTGTCAAGACATTTCCATATCTTCAACTATTTCATCAAAACGTTCAATTAATTCAGCCCAAGCTTCCATATCTAAATTAATACCGCTTCTACTAGGTTTCATTTCACCTGTCTCTCTGTCTTTGTATTGTTTCCGGATTGAAATATAAGTTGTTCCTTTATATTCCGTTTTTTCAATTTTTATAGTGTCTTGTAAATATACCATATATACTCCTTTGAGTATATATGGTGTAAAGGGAAAGGTGAGAATCGAACTCACGCCCCTTTCGGGCAAACGGGTTTGCAAGCCGCGGCCTAACCATTTAGCTTCTTTCCCAAAAATAAAAGGGGACTAGACACATCTAAACCGACCAAGATTTAGAATTTCATTGTATTAATAGTTTTTGATTGCTGTATGCGTCTAATAGAAGTGTTGAGAATCGAACTCAAGATTACGATTTTATAAGAATCGCCCTTATACCAACTTTTGGATCACTTCTAAGTTTGTTGCCAATAATATTATACATTATTGGCGACAAATTTTTTATTTAATCAAACTCATTTTAAGTTCTTGATAAATTTTTAAACCTATTTTTTTCTTAATTGCTCCTTGCGATAATTTATCTAAATTATTCCATTCAATAAAATTATCTTTTTCAAAATCAATAAATAAGTCATTAAAATATTCTTTAGCAAATTTACTTATATCTTTTATATCTTCAAATACTCCAATTTTAGATTGAAGATCATTTGTTCTATTTTCATTTATATATAAGAGTGCTTCATCAAGTAATGCTTGCACTGGTTCATCTAATGCAATTACTTTATGAACTTTTGGTTTAGAATTTTTATCTTTAAACTTATCACCTTTCTTTTTAATTAAGAAATAAGATTCCTGATTTTTAATTATATTATCATAAGGAACAATAACAACACCTTCACAAAAATTTTCATCAGTATATTCTGGTGGAGTTAATTTAGATTGAAACTCATGATTAACTATTTTAATCATTTCTAAAACACCATCAGTATTTGAACTAACCTTACAAATTACAGGAACTTTAAAATCAAGAATGTTTTTAAGCATTTCTTCTGCAATAGAAGGTCTAATAATATCTTCTTTTATTCTTAAAGCATACCAACGAAAATGTTTTTCATTGCCATAAAATACACCTTTTTGAATTTTCCCTCCATAAAGTTCTCCATAAAGTTGTAAATCTACATTCCAAGAAACAGATATTCTTTTTAATTCATTAATAAGTTTAACATAATTTTCTTTTTCAAAAACTGCTTTATAACCATAAAACTTATCTCCATCTTCAATTATTCCATTTCTACTTGCAAATTTAACAGTTCCATTAGTATCAACCAAAATAGAGAAATTAGCACCATGGATTTTTTCAGTTACCTCAAAAAACATATTATTTAATTCAGGGAAGTATTCTGTCCATTTATGAATAATCTTTTCTTGATAGTGATTTTCAATACTATTCCATTTTTTAAAATCCATGCTTTCCTCCTTTTAATTAATTATACCAAATCATTCTTTTTTTGTCAAATTTAATTCTCTTCTAAAATCTCTCCAACACTTTTATCTTCATGAACTCTATCAATTACTTTTGCAAGAATACTACCTAAACTTTTTATTACAAATTTATCTGGTAAATCATTATGAACTATAGAGTTGCTTCCGTATATCTTCTTAATAGGGGAATCCTGTAACTTCTGGACTGCATTTCCTGATAAAACTAAATGAGTTGCAATACAATAAATATCTAATGCTCCATTATCTTTAAGAGCTTGAATAACATTAAGTAATGTTCCGCCCCCATCTATCATATCGTCAACAATAAAAATATTTCTATTTTTTACATCACCAACTAAATGCATTACTTGAGATTTTCTATCAGGTCCTCTTCGCTTATCAGCAAAAGCAATTTCTGTATTTAATACTTTTGCATAGTATCTTGCTTTTGCTAATCCACCAGCGTCTGGAGAAACGATAACAAAATCATTTTCTTTATGCTGTTCAATTATTTCTGGAAGAAAAACTTGAGCTGAACTAATATTATCAAATCTTAAACCAGCAGCAAAAAAAGCAGCACTACTTTGAGGAGCATGAAGTGATACAGTTATTACTCTATCAACATTAACTGCTTTAATAATTTTAGCCATCATAGAAATCGTAACGATTTCTCTTGAAAATTTTCTGTCTTGACGCGACCCATAGACAATAGGTAAAACTAAAGTAATTCTTTTAGCGGAAGAAGTAAAAGCAGCATCAGCTAACATTAAGGTTTCTACTAAATCCTTATTAGGATCTCCATTAAATGTATTAATAATAAATACATCTTTCCCTCTTATACTTTTTTCATATTTTACAGAAATTTCTTTATTAGGAAAATCTATTATGGTTGTCGGAATTTCTTTTCCAACTCCATCTAACTCTCGTAATATATCTTTTGATAAAGATTTATTACTTCTACCAGAAACAATTAACAAATTAGGCATTTATTATCCTTTCTAATTAAATTAAAAAATAAAAGGCATGCCTGAAGTTGAATCAGGAATAGTAGAATCAAAATCTACTGTGTTACCATTACACCACATGCCCATAAATTATTACTTCTTCTTTTTTTTATCTTTACTTTCTTCTTTATATAAGTTATCAATATTATCAAACATTTTTTTAATTTCTTTTTCTTCTTTTTCTGTTAAAGGAACTCCATTTTTAAACTCCGTCATTTCTACATTCTTCACAAAGAGTTTTTATCCAGTATTTTGAATTATCTATTTTTCCGGGCTTTCCGCAATTCTCACAAATAGTCATAGATTTTTCTTCTGCTTTATTTATTAATTGATAGATTGTATTATTTCCTCCATCAACGTAAAATCTTAAAGATCCAAATTTTTCTTTAACTTGAATTACTTCAAATCCTATAGGTTCATTCTCTTTGAGAACTTTTTCTATATCTTCACATAATTTCCAAATTAAATCAAACCAACCATTGTTACATTCAAATTCAAATGCCATTAAAGATTCAGTTATTGGACGTTCTGGCTTAAAAAATGAAAATCTTTTAAAGATTTTATTTGTATTTTTTTTATTCATTAAATATCTACCACCACATTTTTAAGATCAATACCTAATTGATCGTCGTTTAATGCTGTTGAAGTAGTTGGTGAAAAATTCAACCAAACCATAGGATCTAATAAATCATTTAATTTATCAAGATTTTTTTTATTCAAATAAAGACAACAAGAATTATAATTTTGTTTTTCTTTTAAGATTTGTCCTGTATCTTTAAGAGTTTTCATAACCCATTTTACAAATTTATCATTATTTTTTCTCAAAACTTCATCTTTACTGGGATTGAAAATCCTTTCAAAATTATTTTTAGACCAATTTATTTTTTTTGGAATTTTTCTTAAATGTGGCACTTTGTATTTTATTACATCTAAAACTACTTTTGAATTATCTGAATTAGTATGTATTGTATTCATAATTCTTTCCCCTTATATAATATTATACTAAATTATTCTTTTTTTGTCAAGTAATTATTTACTATCAATTCTTGCTTGATTTGAACTTAATTTATCTTTTTGTGCTTTAATCATAGCAAGGACTTTATCCGCATTTTTAATATAAGCTTTGTTCTTAACTTGAGCTCCTGTATCTCTTGTTAAGAATTTTTTTGCACTTTCAATAATTCCAGTATAATCTTTATTAGCTACTTTTCCGCTATTCATAAGATTCATTACTTTTTGAATTGTTGCTTGAGCTTTTCCATCGTCAGTAAAAGTTTGAATTGCCATCTCATTTATACCAGCATCATGTCTCATCATTTCTAATAAATTCATATTGTATCCTTTTTATATTTCTATGAAATTATCTTTACTATATCTGATATTCTTTAGGTATTTTTTTAAATTTACTCCAACATTGTTTTCTCCAATCTAAAGCATATTTACTATCAGTAGGAGTAAGTAATTTTAATAATTTTGCAGTAGCACCACAATAACCAGGTCCCATGCTTTCATCCATTTGTTTAGTAGTAAGTTCTCCATTTTTTTTACTATAACTCCAAAGAACTACAGCAGCATAAACTATATTTGAAACTACTTCACCATTTTCTTTAGAAACTTTTTGACGAACTGCTAAATAAGCTACTCCAAACTTTAAAGAAATATATTCTGGATAATGTTCTATTTTAGAAATAGAGCCATCTTCAAATTTTCCATCATACTTGCCTGTAAAATCTGAAATTATTTCTTTTTTGATGTCTTGCATTGTAGCATCATATCCTATTGGTTTCCCCCACCATCCCATTTTTTTCTCCCTTGTTTTAATTCAGCCTCTAGTTGGAGTCGAACCAACCCTAAAAGCTTCGAAGGCTTTTGTCTTAAGTCCCTAAGTAGAGGCACTTTCTTTCAAAATGCTAATGACACTATTATATTGATTTTCTATTGTCATTTCATATACTTCTATTTCTTCATTCTGTATCCGATTAAGAAAATTTAAAACTTTTATATTTTCATTGTATTTACCATTTGTATCTATTAAATGTAACATATCGTCGTCATAAAGAGTTTCCATATAAAACTTAGTAACAAAACTTTTTATAGCAGCTTTTCTTCTGCTGTAATTATCAAATTGAATAGTCCACATATCAACAGGCGTACGAAGTTGCCTAACTCTTAACCATCCATCTTTCATAATGTTAGTCATTATTTCACCTCTGGCTTTTCCTTCAAACCCAAAAGGTTCCTTAAATTTTTTATATATTTTCTTTAATTCTTCTTTTGAAGTATTAAACTTTTCAGGATTCTTAATTATATAATCTATATGAATAGATATAGGATATATTTTAGAACCCTTAACCCAATAGCCATTTCCTTGTGCCATTTTATTTATTCTTCCTTTGCCTTAAAACAATTCTTCTAACATCTTTTCTTTTTCTTTTCTCTCGAAAAGAAAATTTCTTATTTCTTGTTTGAGAAAAAGCATTTTCAACTTTTTTATCAGAAGTTGCAAGATCTTTATAAAAATTTCTTATTGTTTTTCCTGTTGAAACTTTTATTTCACTAAAAGTATTCGCATCTTTATATATAATAGAATATTGTTTATATTTTTTCCCTAATCTTAAAGCTTCTGATTTTGAAATCATCATAATCATAATTCCTTTTTCGAACTCTAAAGATAAATCTAATGATTCTCTCCATCCAGAAGGCATTAATTTATATCCTAATTTTAATTTTTTTATATCAGCTTTTAATTCTTTAGTAGCTTTAATATTTTCATTTTCTTTTTTAGTTCCTTGATAAGCTGAAACAAAAGCAAATGTTTTTTTATCATTTTGTATGTTTTCTAATACTCTTGAAACACTAACTTCGTTGAGTTTTAATACTTCTTCTAATAACATAAAATTTTCTCCTATGTTATTACCTTTACTAAACTACCTTTCTTAAATAGAATTTCACTCTCTTCTATTTTTTTTATTTCTATTGTATCTGTAAAATCTAATGGAGTTGGCCAAGCCATCATTGGTCTATGCATAACTTCATATTCTATTTTTAATAATTTTAAAGCTTTTAAAATAATTTCTAAATCTGTCATTATTTTCCCTCTTATATAATTATAACAAATTATTCTTTTTTTGTAAATAAAAAAAACTCCTATCCAGAATCGAACTGGACTTAGAAATTTAGGAAACTTCTAGCCTATCCACAGGTAAGAGCTTGTTTTGATTATTAGAAAGTATCCAACTATCTTCTAAATATTCCTCTAGTTCGTCTACCCAAACTTCTTTATAATCCCAGAAACGAGAAGGGATTAATTCTATACCTTTTAATATTATTACTTTATATATATTCACAAAAACCAAAAGAATACAGAGTGGAGAAGTCGGGACTCGAACCCGCCTAAAACACCCCATCCGTTACATCCCCATTCTGTATTGTAGAAGCCCCAGTCGGAATCGAACCGACCCTAAATGTTTAGAAGACATTTGTCTTATCCTTAAGTGGAGCCATAAAAAAACAAACTTACACGAGTAATCAGTTACTACACCTGTCGACAAGGCTGTTATTTATTATAGTGCCTTTGTTTGATTTTATATTCCTACGCGGAATCGAACCGCGGTCTTCAAATAGAAAGTTTGAGGTGCTAACCATTACACCATAGGAACTTGAAATGATTTTTTTACTGAAAATCATAAAACATCTTGTTAAATCATAAAACATCTTGTTTACATATTATATACTTTTTTATATCTCTTTCTAACAGAGTTATGTGTAACTCCTAATTTTTCTCCAACTTCACTATAATTAAAGTTATATTTTTCTAATAAAGACATTAAATCAATATTATCCCAATCTACTCTTCTTTTATAATTTGCAGCGCAAGATAAAGAACAAGTTACATTTTTAACAGGTTTATCTTTTCCGCATACTGGACATTTATTAAAATCTCCAATTTTTTTATAATCTACATAATCTTCATTAAAAGAATTATAAGATTCAGGAATTATAGAAACTTCTGCATGAACTTCTTTATGGCAATTAGAACATAATAAAACACATTTTCTAAGTTCTATTACTATTCTCTCCCAGCTTATAGGGCTTGCTGTTATTTTTCCAAAAGACAATTCTTTTTCTTCTGGATTTAAGTGATGAAGTTCTAATGCTTGATTTAATTTTTTATAACCACAAATCTGACATTCTCCACCCATAGATTCAACTATTCTTGCTTTAGTTGTTTTTCTCCACTTTTTTACCCCCTCGCTGCTTTTACTCATATTAACCTCCAGTATACAATTAACTTTACGAGTTAATAAAAAATACTCCCCAGGATGGACTTGGACCACCGACCCTTCGCTTAACAGGCGAACGCTTCTACCAACTGAGCTACTGGGGAATGAAAAAGGGGTTAGAATTGGATTCGAACCAATAATTTCCTGTTACAAACTACATAAACTTATCTAGTATATTTAAGCATTTATAACAAGCGTGATACACTTAAAAAATAATAATAGGATGCATTAGAATTGGATTCGAACCAATAATTTCCTGTTACAAACTACATAAACTTATCTAGTATATTTAAGCATTTATAACAAGCGTGATACACTTAAAAAATAATAATAGGATGCACCCTTTTTTATTACTTCTGTTAATGATTCCATTATCACTACCTTAACCATAATTTTCCCAGTACGGAACCTCACCGCCTTTTTCTATTTTATCGACCTTTTTAATAGATACTAGCATGCCCTCACTATTAAATAAATCTAACTGGAACTTGAACTTATCCGGAACCGACCCGGAAACATTCTGCTTAAAAGGCAGATGCTCTTCCTGTTGAGCTATAAGTCCTTGTTGTAAAAAATTGTTTCCTTGACGGGACTTGAACCCGCGACATTTTTAATCTACCAACTGAATTACAAGGAAACAAAAATTATTTTTATAAAAATAGAAAATGAGTTTGTGATTGAGTGACGTGTTCAGGGTCTTGGTGTTCCCACTTTTAAAAGTTTCTTGAAACTAACGTACTCATTACCAAACATTCTTTTTTAACAAACTCATTTTCTAAATTGCGGGCCTAGGATTTGAACCTAGAAGGGGATTTCTCCACCACGAGCTTATGAGACTCGCCAGTTACCAATTACTGTAACCCACTTTGATTTATAGAGAGACTGAGAATTGAACTCAGATGACGTAGATATGAGCCACGCGTTTTACCATTAGACTATCTCTCCAAAAAACTAGACATATTCTTTTTTTCCCCCAACAACCAACAAAATAATTTATGAGGTCTTGGGGGGAAAAATAGTTTTATGCTGTTAATGCCTATGCCTCTACTGGGAGTTGAACCCAGCCCTATCAGTTTTAGAAACTGCTGTGCTTCCGCAACACTTTAAAGGCAATTATTTGGGAAGATGAGGCAATTCTCTCTGACTTCCCAAAACGTAAATTATAAAAGTTTCAAATGACCTGTAATACCATCTAATACATAACTGTCCGCAGGACCGATAGCTAAAGCCATCTTATACATCTCATCACCTATATCATCTGAAATCATCGCAAAAGGTAAATTATACTCTTTCGCTTTTTCTTCTAAATCATTTAACTCTTTTTCACTATGTACCTTCAGTACAATTTTAGTAAATGATTCTTTCATCCAATGTTGAATGTCGTCCGGAACATTGTGGAGTTTGAAATTGTCTCCGTTCCATTCGCCCATTTTAAGAAACACTGATATTGAAGCATGTGCCACCTGTGCCGGTATTCGACCCAAAGACATATCTAAATCAGTTCGACAAATTATAACTTGTTTTATACCCATAAATTTTCTTCCATTATAACTTTCTTTATTAAATGTCTTGAAATACCAATAGTTTTGGAAATTTTCCTTAATGAAATATCTTCATTATATAAATCTTTAATCGTCTCTTTTATATCTTTAGAAATTTTTATAAACTGATGATTTTTTTCTCCAATTTTTGCTATTTTACACTTTTCTTTTGTTTCTTCTGTATGCCTTTTTCCTTTATGGGATTTAGACATTTTGTTTTTTGTAGATTCACTAACAGTAAACCCTTTTCTATATTCTCTTGAAAGATTTTTAATTCTAATCTTTTCTTTTATTCTATTTGCTTTTTCGACTCCAAAAAACTCTTCAAAAGTCTTACCTGCTCTCAGTTTAGACAATGCTTCTTTTCCGCTTTCGCTCATTTCTGTATGACCAAAATCTCTTTTAATCGCTGCTTCTCTTAGCTTTTGCTTTGTTTCATCACTATGGTGAAACGTTCCTTTTTTTCTAAAAGCAGTTAAAATATTATATCCATTAGAAATAGAATTAAATGATGCAATTGCACTTGTTTCTTCTTCAAGAAGGTTCACCGTTTCCTTATAAATAGAAAAAGAAAAACTGTTATTACTGTACTTATTCCAAGCATTCTGTAAATGGTTATTACTATGCTTATTTCTATTTAACAAAGATTTATGTGCTCTAAATCTTTGTTCTATGTTTTTAGAACTACCTATATATTTTTTATTATTTTGTAAATTTTCTATAAGGTAAATACCAGAACTCATTTTATAACTCCTACGTATTTACCTTTACAAAAATAATCTGTCCTGGCTATAATTACTTGTTTTACCATCTACTCAACCCCTCTAAGTTCTCTTCAGGTATTTCAGAGAAGTGTAAGGATGGATAACCAATTAATGCTAAGTTTAACATTCCTGTAAATATTTCTTTCCTCTTAGTAAGCAGTAAGCTACATGTTTTAAACGAAAATTTTCTTTAAGTTTACTAACATTGTAATGTGCTTCTGACATATCACCAGAAGTCCTAGCTAACTTTCTTATTCTCTTTGCTTCAATTATTTCTTTTTTTAAATTTAATAAATCGTTCTTTATGTATCTCTTTTCCATTTAGTGCTCCTATGTTTCATGGTATGTTGCTTGTTTTTACCTAATCTTTTTAAACATAGAAGTCAAGGTGGCTTAATCTAAAGCATTGGCTTTCTCCTTATAATTTTTTGTTGCTATTCTATTTCACAACTTATCGTTATATTATTATACCAAATTATTCTTTTTTTGTCAAGCATTACATCTTGGAACTAATATCATGGTCTCTTGTATGACGTTGATATCCTAATGCTCTTTTCTTTCCTATTTCTGTTACATTATCCATAGGAATAAATTCCTCTTTATATGTAAATCCGCCTTCTTGCATAACTGAATTACATGAACGATAAAGTAAAGTCTTATCTAATTCATTTCCTTCTCTGTCATATACTTTATTGATATTTCCATTCTTTCTATCGATCCACATC